CTTCCCACTCTTGCACATTAGGAGATTTAGGGGCAGACGGAGCTAAAACAATTTACTTTAGCTGTGAAGACGACACTACAGCTTCTCCAAACAAACACACGGCAGACAATAATGGTTCAATAACTTCACTTGAAATAGTATCTCCAGGTTTTAATGTTGAAACTGATGAAATTCAATATTGGATAAATAATCATGGTCAACAATTTATAGCAGTAAATAAAAAAAATAAAAATTTAAAAAAAATTATATATTTAACCAAATCACATAATATAAACATTAATGAAGAATAATAATGCATTATTTTATTTTTGCCAATAAAGATTCGTCAATTTATTCTTCAGATATCATACAAAATACTGGACGTGACGAGATTTTAGAAATAATTAAAACATTCCAATCTTCTTCTTATAGTGGTGTAATTAATTCAACTTTAAATTCAAGGGCTTTAGTTCAGTTTGATTTATCATATATTTCAAATTCTATAGTTGACGGAACAATAACATCTCCAAGACGATTTTATTTAAATATGCATATCTGCAGAGTTGAGGGACAAGAATCACAAACTAATTTATATGTCTATCCAGTTAGTTCAAGTTGGGTTCAAGGTATTGGTAAAAGACTTGATTCTATAATTAGAACAACAGGAGTAAGCTGGACAGCAAGTGATGGAGAAGTTCCAACTTATTGGAACAATACTGGTTCAGACTATTTAGATAATATAGTTGAGACTGCATCTCTTTGGAGTGATGAGAATACTTTCCAAACAACTGGACATTATACTTATGAATTAGCAGATATGAGGGTTGATGTGTCAAGTATAGTAAATTCTTGGCTAAGTGGAACTTATGTAAATAATGGATTTCTAATTAAAAGATCTGGTGGTGATGAAACAGGAAGTAAAGATTTAGGAAATATACAGTTCTATTCTACAGATACTCATACAGTTTACAATCCAAAGCTTGAGGTCGCTTGGGATGATTCATCATTTGTTACTGGGACTCTTACTCAGTCTAATATGGATGATTTATTTGTTTATGCAAAAAATTTACAGGCAACTTATAACAATAGAGATAAGGCACGAGTTAGAATATCTAGCAGGCCAAAATATCCCACAAAAAATTATTTGTTAAATTCGCCATATGTGGTAAGCTGGTATTTGCCATCAAGTAGTTATTATTCGATCGTTGATTCACAAACTGAAGAAACAATAGTTGGATTTGATACTTCATCAGCAAAGATTTCATGTGACTCGTTAGGAAATTATTTTACTATTTGGTGCAATGGACTTCACACACAAAGAACTTATAGAATAAAAGTAAAAGTTGTCAGTGGAAGTTTAGAGTCTGTTTATGATATACAAAATTCTTTTAAAATAATAAGATGATTAAGATAATTTTGCTTGATATTGCAAAAATTAATAAAGCAAATTTAAATAAATAATAATTTTTATAAAGAGGTTACTTAAAACACAATATGATAAATTAATAAGTAATGCAAATAAATAATAATACATTTAGTTCAATAACTGGTTCAATACAACCCATAAGAGATTTAAATGGAAATATAATTTCGATAACAAGTTCAAATGAAAATTTAAATGATGTAAATCAATTTACAGAACTGACTTCTATATATAATTATTACACAAGCAGTTATTCAAGACGAATATTTAATTATGATTTTACAGAGTTTGGAGTAGAGTCTGATGAGAGAATGTTAAGTAAATTAACAGTTCCTTCTTGGGGAATATTGATAAGTCAATCTGAGTATGATTATTTATTACAGACAAGTGCATCGCTATCTGAAAATGTAAATCAATTACACACTGTTATTTTTTCTCTGTATGAAAATATAAGAATATTGGAGACACAAATTAATTATTTATTAAATATTATAAGCGGCGAAACAGGTTCTATTACTGGTTCTGGTTTTCCTTCTGAATTTAATATTAATATAAATTATTCAAATCCGAATAATATTAACTGGATTGTTAATCCAAAATATAGAATTGAAAATTTAATATATGAAGGTCAAGGAAATGCTACACAAGCAATAACTTTATTACAAGATAATGAATTTTGGAAATTTACTATAGATGATGAACAAGAAATTTTAAATAATAAAATAATAAAAGTCAATAATTCTACTTTAGAAAGAATAGAAAATAGATATTATATTCTTGGAGACGACGAAGATTTGATTTTTAGTTTTAATAGTTCAAATACAATTAATGTAAATATTTTAAATCCAGATGAAATTCAAATAGGACGTTTCGATTTTGATTATCAAAATTCTAATTCGAATATTAATTTTTATAGAGATTTAGAAACTTTATGTGAAGTATATAATAATCAAAGTGATATAAATCCTGCATTTACATTTAATATAAATACAGAAATATCACAAATAGGAGTGGTTCCTGTACCGTCATTTATAGAAGCATATCCCATTGGATTTTATAAATTTAAATTTAATAAATTATCAGCTTTAGAAATAGTAGTTGCATCAGAAACAGGTTCTGTTTTTTCATATCAATTTAATTCTCAAGGAGTAGGGTTATTAGAAACTGAAAAAATTTATATGGGAAAAAATTATTTAGGATTTCTTAAAATTATAAAGCCATTAAATTAAAATTATGCCAATACAAAATTTAATAGATAATAATATTTTGCTTTCAATAGAAAGTGGTAGTCTAATTACACACTTAAATGACGGACAAAGTGATAATGATAGAAGTAGATTAGTTTTTGAATTTTATGTATACGACATAGATACTAATGAATTGTTGGATAAATCTATAATAAAAGTATTAGATGAATGGAATAGAAGCATTTTTATTTCAAGTGATAAATTACTACTTAATCCTGGAATGCATTTAAGAAGTCTCGGTTATTCAGCAGGAGTATATAAAATAAGATATAAATTTTTTAAAAATTTAGTTGGCGAACACGACGGTGAAAAATTACATTTAAAAAGAATTTCTCCTTCAAGAAATGAATTAGAATTAATACCTCCAGAGGATATTAATTTAATAATAGAAGGAATAGATAATGGGCTACAAGAATTGCCTGGTAGTCCAGGTGGAGCACAGAGTTTTACTGGTATTAGAAATGATTATATAAATTTTATAACACAACTTGGCGAAGCAAATAAAATAAGAGAATTCAAAACATATTTGAACTTTGATTTTAATAGAACATTTTTAATTATAAATGCAAAGGATCCAGTAAACATGGATCTACTTTTAAAATTAAATGATCCCTTAGACAATAACATTGAACCAATATCAGAATGCTGGATATGTGAAGAACTACTGCCACAGTATGAAGACAAATTAGTTCTTTATACTGAGACTTTACCAGATACAAGTAAATTAAACTATTTAAGACCAGCAAATATAAATTATAATGATGCTCAGATCCATTTTAGAACTACACCATTGGAAAATTTTGAAGATTTGGTGACTACAAATAGAGAAAAACAGAATGAAATTGTTAGGCACTATTTGAGCTCAAGCTTGATTGAAGGAATAGAATTAAATACTGACTATAGGAAGTATGAAAACTTTGTAAAATTTAGTTCTATAAAACTGAGATTAATAAATTTCAGACAAAAAATAAGAAATATAGAATTTTATGAAGCAAGAATAAACCAATACTATACTGGAAGTATCGGCTCAGCTAGTTTACAGACACCAGAAATTTCTTCATCTATTGATTATTATAGAAATCTGAAACAGAATACGATAAACGAGTTTGATAACTATGAAAGATTTTTATATTACGACAGTGCATCTTATGAAAGCAGTTCAGTTGGAGAGTTCGTAGAATCATCTTGGCCAAAATATACTGATACTCAGCCATATTTATTGTATTCATATACTTCAAGTCAAGTTCAACAGTGGTATACTGGTCAGATTGATAGTGCAAGTGTTTATGATAATTTAAATAAAGATTTATTTAGTAATTTTGTTCCATTAGAAATGCAGTTAGATGATCAAAATAAAGATTTTGTAAAATTTGTAAATATGAATGCACATTATTATGATATAGTAAATAATTATATTAAAGAAATACCAAGTTGGCACTATAAAGATAATTCTATAGATGAGGGAATACCGAAAGATTTAATAATTCATGCAATAAATCACTATGGCTTTGATTTGAGAAGTGGTCAGGTATTAAAATCACTCGATGATTATATAATTCAAACAAGTTCTGATTTTGATTTTACTCCAGATTTTACACCAGATTTAGTTAACGGATTGTTAGTTTGGATAGATGCTTCAGATACGGGAAGTATAACTTTTGATAGTAATTCAAGAGTAACTCAAATTGGAGATAGAAGTGGTCATGGAAATATTTTCTATAATGATACTGGATCTTTTAGACCATATTATAAAACTAATGAATTAAATGGAAATAATTCAATATTTTTTAGTTCATCAATAAGTTCAAGTCTAAGAAATATAAATAATTCTATTAGTGCAAGTTTTATTAGTGGTAGTTCAAATATAATTACAGTATTTGAATTATTGAAAATGTATAATGTTACATCACAACACTTAGGAATAATATCATTTGGAGCACCCGGAAATACTCCAAGCAATGGACAATATATAATTGGCAGAGGTAATGGACCATCTTTCCAGTTTGGCTTTAATGAAACTGCATCTCTTATAAATTTTGGAGTTTATACATCATATAATACTTGGTCTTTATTTGAATATTCATATGATTATAATGGAATAACAAATTTTACATTAACAGCGAGTATTTTGGAAAATGGAATATTGAGTTCATCATATTCTGGATCAGTTTCTAAATCATTTATTGGGAATATTGATGATTCTAGTTTTATTAGAATAGGTGCTAGAGAATATAATAATGACAGTTTTGGGACACAAGATGTTGGTGAAATTTTAGTATATTATACAGAAAATCCAATTACTAATAATGATAAAAATAAAATAGAGCAGTATTTTGTTGATAAATGGAATTATTAATAAAAAATGAGTAGCGAGCATACAAATACAAGTAAATATGATACTTTAAAGTCAATTACTGAAGAGACATGGAAAAGAATTTTATTAAATCTTCCATACATCTATAAAACTAAAGGGACTGTTAGAGGACTTCAATCATTAATAACTTGCTACGGCATTTCTAAAAATATTTTACGCATAATTGAATACGGTGGGCCTGACGTGTCTGAAAGTGTAGAATCAAATTATAAATTCGATAATTTTACTTATGTATTACCATTTACAGCAACACAAAGTATAGAAACATTTTGGACAGCATCTTATTTAGATAGATTTCCATCAACAATTCAAGTAAGATTTTCAGTAACAGGAAGTGATTATACAAGAGCAAATTCAATGTCTATTGTAGAAGTTCCTGGTTCTTGGTCTCTTCAAGTTATGCCGACATCTGACGATAAAGGAAAAATAAAATTTAATTTATTTACAGGAAATTTAGTAAATAATTTTATAAATGGATTAGCTCTTCCTTATGCTACATTTTCATCTAATCAAAATAACATTGATGTCGCAATAAATAATCCAGGTGCAGGATTTTATATAGGATGTGCAAGTAATAATTTAGGTTATGTAAATGTTGGTGACAGATTTAGAGTTAAATTTTATCTTACATTGCATAGTGGAAGTCTGCCATTATATAGTATAAAATCAGGGCAAAGTGGGGCCGATAGTGATTTATCAGTCGCAGGTATAGAAGCCGAAACTGGAAGTAATGATCAAATTGTAGAAATAGCATCTGAAAGTTCTGTATCATATTTTGAAATAAGTATTTTTAATTTAACATATACAAGCTTTAGTATAGATGATTTTTCTATATGGTATTCTGGTTCTGTTAGTTCTAGTTACACAGCAATGACAACTAGTGAGATGCCAATTTATGATAATAAATTTACTTTTATTAATCTACAAAGAGAAAGTGCATCAGACAGTCTTTCAACAGATCAGATATACAATTTAGATGCAAAAAAATATCAGTATGGAAGTATATTTTATGCTGTTTCAGCAAGCTTAAATGTTACTGGTTCACAAAATATTGGGTGGATAAATAGAGGTGATTTGATAATTGGGGCAAGTCAATCAAGTTATGCTACACCATTCAGCGGAAATATAGATGAATTTAGACTATGGGATACGCCAATAATAGAAAATAGAATAAATTCGCACGTAAAATTTCCAGAATCATATATTGGAAATACTTTAACTGCTTCTTTTAATGATTTATTATTGAGATGGAATTTTAATGATCCGATAAATGTAAATAATGCAGTTATGTTATCGAGATCTTTTTCAAATGTTGCGCCATCAAATGGCTATACAAGTTCTGTTTCGTTTTATGGGTGGTCAGAAGAAGATACGTTTCCTTATACTTACAGGCTTTCTGAATACGAGGCTGAAGCTCATCAAATCAATCTTGGCTCTTATAGAGAATCTTCAAATAAAGTTAGAATTGAAAGTACTTCATTGGATGGACAATTATCTCCATTTGATAGAAGAGAAATTGGTCAATATGATGATGCTATTTTAGATTCGAACAAAATAGGAATTTATTTCAGTCCAACTTCATTAATAAATGAAGATATTATTAAGTCATTAGCAATAGAAAATGCTGGTGATTTAATTGGCAATTATCAAGATCTATATAGTTCGTCTTATTCTGAGTTAGATACATTAAATAAATTATACTGGAATATTGCTGAGCAAAGAACATCTATAAGTGATTATTTAAAATTTATAAATAATTATGACGTATCGCTTTTTGAAAATATAAGAAGATTAATTCCAGCAAGATGTAGACCAATTTTAGGAATTTTATATGAGCCAACAATATTAGAGCGTCCAAAATCTAAATATATAAAGCCAACTTTATCGACACACAATTATGAAAATAGTATAAATATAGTTATTCCATCGATAACTAGTAGTTATAAAGATTACACAATATCTAAAAGTTTGTATGAAATAATTTCTGCAAGCAGTCAAGATTTTAATAAATATAATATTTATGCAATAGTAACAGCATCTGATGTTATAGGTGTTTCTGGAAGTGTTGCAGATTCTGCAGTTCCTGTGGTAGATTTTGATACTCATGTTATCTATTATGAATTAAATCATTTTAAAACACCATTATCATCATCTTATTCTGGCAGCTATCAGTCTAAACATTATAATAGATTTCTTTGTTTTGGAAAGTGGGAAAAAAGATTAAAATATGAGGGTTGCTTAAATGATGAAAAAACTTCTTATAACCAACAACCAGTTGTGCAAGTTTGGTCAACAAATCCAAATATAATAATAGCTAAAGATAGTGGAGTTTCTAAACTTGAAATAAAATAATTAAAAATGAAAAAAATTTTATATTTATAATAAAATAAAAAAATGATAGAATCTAATATTTGTCCTTTTTGTAATAGAATTTTTAAACATTTTAGTGGTGTTACTAGACATGCACATAAAATACATAATATAAAAGATAGAAAATTAATTTATATGGAACAAAATGATATAAGTGAAGTTCCTAAATGTAAATGTGGGTGTGATAAAGATGTAAAATTTAAACATAATAAATTTAATGACTATAAAATTGGACATTGTTTTAAAACTAAAAATGGAATAGAAAAAAGAAAACAAACTTGGTTAAAAACTCTTGGTGTCGAACATAATTCCCAAAACAAAGAAGTTAGAAATAAAAGAAAAGAAACTTTAATTAAAAATTTTGGAGTTGATGAAGTTTTTAAAAGTGAAGAATATAAAGCAAATCTTAGAAAAAAATACGGTGAAAAAAATTATTCTAATAGACAAAAAATGAAGAAAACTTGTTTAGAAAAATATGGAACAGAAGAGCCACTAGCTAATAAAGAAATTTATAAAAAAACTAAAAAAACTAAAGAAAAAAGATATGGAAGTGAAAAAGCATTTTATTTTGGATCTAAAGAATTTAAAGAAAATTTATTAGATAAATATGGTGATAAATATTATAATAATATTAAAAAAGCTAAACAAACAAATTTAAAAAAATATGGAGTAGAATTTAATTGGCAAAGAAATGATGTTAAAGAAAAAGTTAATAAAACTTGTTTAGATAGATATGGTGTAGATAATTATGCAAAATCAGCTGAATCAAGAAAAAATAGACCATTAATGTCTAAAGAAACAAGAAAAAATATGAGAATAGCTGCTATAAAAAGAATAGAAAAAAATTCTAGCCAATGTATGCCAAATTTTAACCCTACAGGCTGTAAAATAATAGATGAATATGGTCAAAAATATGGTTACAATTTTCAACATGCTCTAAACGGTGGTGAATTTCATATAAAAGAACTCGGATATTTTGTTGATGGTTATGATAAAGATAAAAATGTAGTTATAGAAATTGATGAACAAAAACATTATGATGAAAATAAAAATTTAAAACAAAGAGATGTTAATAGACAAAAAGAAATAGAAGAATTTTTAAGTTGCAAATTTATAAGAATTAAAATATAGGGAAAATAAAATGAGCTATTTAGATAATACTACAACTACAATTGACTGCATTTTGACAAAACGCGGACGTGAACTTTATTCTCAAGGTAATTTTCAGATAACACGTTTTGCGCTCGCTGATGACGAAGTCGATTACGGATTATATGATACTGCTCACCCTTCTGGTTCAGACTATTATGATCAAGCAATAGTAAACATGCCGATCTTAGAAGCAATTCCAGATGGAAGTAAAATGATGAGATTCAAATTGATAACATTGCCAAAAGGAACTTCTCAAATTCCATTAATATCTGTTGGATTAACTGAAGTTAATTTAAGAGCTGCTTATGGTACATATCCTGGGCAATCTCAAACAATTACCCCATCTACTGTCAATGGTTTAAATTCTACTTTAGGATATACTGCAACGTTGGCTAACAGTCAATATGTATTATTATCTGTTGCACAATCAGTTGGTGG